AACGAGGCGCTTATTTTGCTGGCCTACGTGGCGGTCTCTAATACCTTCTGTTAATGTTTTAAGTGTAAAACTCATGTTTTATCCTTTACTTTCTTAATATAATGTTGTGTTAGTTATTACTTGATACCAGCTAAAGTTGCCCAACGATCAAGAGCAACAGATTCATTCATTGGCTTAGCACTTCCACTCTGTACAGAGCGTGATGAAGAGCCAAGAGTTCTTCTGTTTGAACCTTCAGTTAGGTTACGACCACTTCTAGCAGGCTTACTCAAAGACTTAGAGAGACTCTCGAACAAGAGCTTTGCCTCATTTAAAGTTGATGCTTCATCTAATGACTCAACAATATGACGCTGTTGTTTAATAGAAAGATCTCTATTTTGCATCAATTTGTTTGCATACAGAAGTTTAGCGTTAAAGAGGTTCATCTCTGATAATTGCGTCTTCATTCCTCGAACCGCATTTTTGTATTGTCGAATCTTGCTCTCTAACATGCGATTATTGCGCATAGTCTTTCTGAGTGCTGCTTCAACCTTTGGCATCGGTACATCCTCACGGCCTAATTCACCTGCATGTACATTAAGATCACCATCGTCTACATCAACGAACATTTCTTTGTCCAAGCTGCCACCACCAAAGTGTGATGCCATCTCTGATGCTTCGCCTTCACGAAGTCTTCTCATTTTAGTAATTTCATTTTTAAGCATATTTTCATCGATCTCTAAGAAAAGATCACGTCCATTACGACTACGACGAGATTCTGAAGCTAGTTCAGGAATATCGTCCTCTTCAATCTCACCGATACCTTCCATTGGATCTGCTTCAAATGTCTCTTCAACACTTTCTCTGGCACCTTTACCATAAGGATCGTCCATTTCTAGCTCAATTTCTTCATCAGTATCTCCAGCTTCTTCTTCAGTATCTCCTGAAAGTGCTTGAGTAACTAATTCTTCTAGTGTCATGCCTTTGGCTTGATCCCATAGCTCATCTCCAGATGACATATCATCCATTTCATCTTCACTATCTTGATCATCTTGACCTTGATCATCTTGATCACCATCTAGCTCTTCGTCTTCTAGATCGTCGTCAGTGTCGTCTAGATCTTCGTCGTCTTCAAAGATGTTCATCTCGAGCAAATCCTCGAGATTTTCATTGAGATAGCTATTTCTTGATTTGCGTCGTCTTGACATATTGTTAAACTCCTTAGATATTCTTAAATATTCCTTTAATAATGTTTTATCAGACTTAATTATACTGCTACTTTTAATATTTTTTAATTCACTTAATAAAATTTTATAAGCTTGCAAAATTTGAGTCTTTACTTTTTTAGATTTTCTACTACTCTCTGCAATGATAACAGCTTTCTTTAAAGATTTAATACTTTCGCTTAATTCTTGAAGTTTTTCAGCAGCTGCTTGTCTTTTTGATTTTTCTCCAATCATTCTGCGAAGAATATTTGCAGATTCAGCAGATATTTCTACTTCTTGCAAGCTACTTCCACCTGCATAAAATGCCTCTGCAGAAAGCTCATCTATATTTGATTCACCTATTCCACATTCATCTTTAATATCAGATTCTAATTGACCACCACATTCGTTAGAATCATCAGGATCTTTAGGATCTTCAGGATCTTCAGGATCTTCAGAATCTTTAGAATCTTTAGGATCTTTGTTGCTAATATCAGAAGAAGAAATTGTAGGGCCATCATTCATCTCGTCGATCTCTTCACCCATTAAACTTCTTTCAATAAGAGTTTTAATTTTAGGTGACATAGCTTCTACTAGCTGTTGCTTTACTTTACTCTCTGCCGCATCTTTAATTTGCTCTGCAGCATTGATCGCTTCTTCATATAAGTTATTTGCCATTATAGTACTCGCGTTAAAAATTTTATTAATATTATATATTTTAAATATGACTAAATTATCTATTTAAATTTAATTTGACTCTTTTTATGTGATTATTTACATTGTTTCTGTCAGAGTATTCCCTAGTTGATGTATCATATAAATAATCGCCAGTTGTGTAATCTTTATCTTTATAATTAAATTCAGAATAAATGTCATCTTCTAACGCATTCATGATCTCAGCACCATCTGTTGTCGGCATGCCTTCATCAGAATATGGGTAGATTTTTGGCGTTTTTGCTTTCTGACTATAACCTTGTTGTTTTATTGACGGATCACCCGGTGACATCTGGTTGATATTAGAGACGTTTACTTTGCTACTTTTATATGTGTCGCCAATTGTCCCTTTTGTCATAACTCTTACTGACATACACGTTATCTCTTTTAACATTTCTTCTTGAAGAGCTTCTCGTATAAACTCTTTTAAGACGTTTTCTCCACGGTTGTAGGATGAGTGTAAACCTATATGAGCTGACGTGTTAGAATAAGGATTATAAGAATACGGATCAGTTCCGTATTTTGCTCCGAAATCTGATACAGCTTGATTATTAGCAGAAAAAGACTTTGATTTAAACTGAACATCTATCTCGTACTCCTCTACATCACAATCGTCTGCATCTTCGTCTTCTAGCTTGTCTTGGTCTAATTCTTTCTCATACTGCGACTTTTCTTTATATATCCCAGCATTTCCTGTAACTGCCCACTGTGATCCTAACCCACCTCCAACTCCACTGCCGCTGTCTGTCTTTCCATAGCCTAAGTGATTATTTGTAGTATATCCTTGGGCTATTCCTAAGTTAGGATTTGTTGTTAAACCTGGCATATCTTACCTTTAAGTAGTAGGTGCTGTGTATCTATTAGTTACTAGAAAACTAGGTAATACTCCGTCATTTTGGCTGTTTTCAGAAGGATTAACACCAAATCCACCGCTACCGGACTTTGGTGCGACATAGTCACTAGTTTCATTTGCAGGATATGCAGCATTAGGTGCTTTTGTTCCTGCAACAACACCGTCTTCGTCTTTACCTCTTTGGCTAGCAAGAGAAACGTCTTTGTTATAGCTATATGTTATTGTTTCGACAGGAAAGTCAGGATTATAAGCTGCGTCAGAACCTTTTTCAAAACCTAAACTTACCGGTGTCTCACCACCACTCATGGCATCTTCTATTGTATCATCAAACAAAAAATTACCGTCTTTATACAAATCAGTATATTGTGCTTTAATTGCTGTCTGTCTTGATCGTAAATCTTCAATTTGTCTATCTAAGTTTTCTCTTTCAGCGCTTCCTTCAACAGCTGCATCTCGGTCTGGGGTCAAAGTTGCTATTTCACCTTCTATCTCCTCAAGTCTATTATCCAAGCTATTGCTATCAGAAAACTTATCTAACTCATTTTTATGAGCATGTTGAGCTTTGGCAACATCTTGTACTGATAGTGAAGTGTAGTTAGGACCCGGGAAAAGACTTTTTACGCGATCACTGTTTCTTTCATAACTGTCAGGATAGTTTTCATATATTTTATTAAAATCATATCCAACTAATCCATTTTTATGTTTTGAATTTGAGTCTGTTGTTAATGTTAAATTTATAGACATAAAACATATTCTCCTTTTTAAATTAAGGTTCTTCTCTAGAATGGACTGTTCTAAAATAGTCGCCTAAAACAGTACTATCATATTTACCTAAATCATTATTGATTTTTGATCTATAATCTTCAGTTGTATTTCCATAGCTTGCGCCACCAGAATCAAGTTCTAGATCACTAGTCGGACTCTCATCTTGACCTGTAGTAGGCGTGTTTATATCTACTACAGCTAAGTCAGCATGTCCTTTGTACGCCTTTGTGTCCTCATATATAGAACCATCGTTAATTGATTGAGGGACACCGTTTAAATCTATAAAAGGATTATTTGGGTGTCTATAGTTTAAAAAGGCTTTACCTGCATGTTCATTTCCAAACCTACTAGAATTATCAAAACCGAAGCCTGCTATCCCGTCATCTGATTCTGGATCAACAATGTTTGAATAAACATCGTATATATTTTCTGTGCCCTCAGCAGTTTGTAAAGCTATAGCACTCTCTGCGCCTGATGCCTCACCTTGATACATGTTAGGTTGATCGTTTGTAGCAATTGGGCTAAGAGGAAACAAGCTGAGTCTATCAGTTGCTACTCCAAACTTGCTGTTAGATGAACTACCAAATTGTTCTCTTTGTTTAATAGTTTGTGTATTTATTTGGATTGTTCCGTTTGCACCTTTAGCCATTAGATACTCCTATTTTAAAGTGTTTATTATTTAAATATGATAAATTAAAGATTTCTAAGCATCTTTTTCTTGAGGCGTCGCTTTGCCTCTTGAAGCATTCGAAGCTGTGCAATCATCTTTTCTTCTTTGATGCAACACATCTTATAATAATCCATACAAGACTCTAAAGAATCTGCAAACTTATGTGCATCAACTTCCTTTGTGCGCTTAGGAGCCTCTGACGGGTGTTTAAGACCCATCTCCAAAGTCTCATTAAGCTTTGCAGCCTCTTCAGCAATAATTCTCTTTAAAATTCTAGGTGTAAGCTTTTTAGTTCTAGACATAATTTAACTCCATATATTTATCTGTATATTAGTCTAATAATAAATATATGCTTCTCAGTTAAATTTTCAATTCAATATATAATATTACTTATTAGAATCAGAAAAAGCTAACTGTGCCCAATTACCAGCTGCTCCTCCAAACAATTCTTCTGGACTGCTATCTGCAACTGCACGACTAGCACTGTCTGTTGCTTTTGCTGTAAATTTGTTTGGACTGTCTGCAGTATTTTGCTCCTGCAACGTAGTTTTTGCAGTGTCTGCTAATAATTCAGCCATGATTGGATCTTTTGTTGTATTTGAAATAACGTTATCTAAGTTACTCTCAAATCTTTCGTTTTTAACTTTTTTCTTTGGCGGAAGCATGTTTTGCATGATATTGCTTTTTCTACTGCTAGTGGCAGCATTATCAATGCTCTCTGATAAAGATGTTACGTTGCCGCCAGAAATACCTTCTGCTAAAATTTCAACTAAACATTCTTTTACAATTTCTTTTAACAAACTTTTACTTACTTTTGCCATTAGCCAATCCAGTCTAGCATATCTTCTGGTACTGTTTTTGTTTTGTCAATATGTGTTAAACCTGCAATTATGGAAACATTTGCATCTCCTGCAGGTTTTACATATAAATTTGCACATCTAACTTCTAATCTAGGCGAAACACCATCTTCAGGAAGAATAAAGTATTGAGCATTGTCTCCATCGTTTCCTTTCTTGAAATAAACTTTTGTAGGTTTATCAGAAGTTATAACAATCCATCTAGTAACTCTAGGAAAGTTAAATTCTCCTTCTGTATCGTTACCTACACTTTTTGTTTCGCAATAAGGAAGGCCACTTAATTGATATTCTGGCACGCTTGTTACACTAGGGCTTGGCCATCTTGTATTATGATCATTATCAGCCATTATTTCCACTCCATTATGTCATTAAAAATTCTATCAATTCTATCAGTTTTGTTAAAAACATTATTAATAAATTGAGGTGAAACCTCTTTAGCTTCTCTCATCATAAATGCGCCAGGCGTTGAAGGCTCACTAACAAAGTCCCAACAAATTAGTTGAAAGTCGTCTTGCACAATTTGCATGTCACCTTGTGTCTTTGTACTACCTACACCACGAGAAGAAATACCTAAAGTAACACCACTCTCTACTAAAGACTGTAGAATTTTGCCGCTTGGTGTATTTAAAATCTCTACAGTACCGTAAACTATATTGCCTTCCATATAAGCTTCTTTAATATTATGCGATGCATTTTTAAGCTCAACAACAGAAGAATCTGGGTGATCTAACTCTCCGAGCGCTCGATTTTCTTTAATAAACTTTTGATAATTTCTAATTTCTCTTTCAAGAATAGATTTTGGATAAACTCTACCATTTTGATTTAAAGTTTCAGCTTTTTGTAGTATGCCCTTCATTATTAATGGACCACCGGAGGTCTTTTGCTCTTTAATTAATTGTGGATCATACTCAAAAGCTGACCATTCTGTAATTAGTTTAGGGGTCAACATGCTTTTATTCTCCTAATATTTCTTCTTTAAGCTTTGCTAATAGTAAATATTTATGCAACGATTCTTTACTTACATCTTCTGTTGATAAATTTTTAATTTGTTTATTGATATGAGAATATTTTTCCAATAAAACTTTATTATTGCATGTTGACATATACTCTTCTAATAAATTAACAGTGTTATTTTTTAAGTCTGAAAATGTTTCTTTAAGACTATCGTTGTCGTTTGCTGAATAATAGCAAAGCAAATTATTCTGGTTTTCATTTAAAACTGATTTGTATTTTTTATCAAATATCTCGTTCATTAACTTGTAAGTTAAATTATCTACCTTTAAGACAGGTTTTTCATGAACATTATCTACTTTTGCTGATGTTAAACTTTCATGTAGTTTAATCTCATATTTAGTAGTCAAATCAAAACTAGCATTTTTTGGGTCTCGCCATTCATTTAGCAAAGTCTGGATTGTTGCATAAAGTGTATAATTTTCTATACTTTCTTCAAAAATTTTACCTTTACCAAAAGTATAATTTAGCTTTTTAATTAAACGACTTTTTTCTCTCTCTAACTTAATTCTATCAAACATATTGTTGCAAGCTTTTTTTGCCTCAAAGATAATAGAATTTGCCAAAGGGCCAGATACGCCTTTAGTTTCTGCCAGCGCCTTAAAAAGCTTATACTCTTTATGTAGTTGTGTGCCTTTTTTAAAGTGCTCTTTAATTATAGCAACACCTTTTTCAGAAGCAATCTCGTTGTTTTCCATTGCATTTTTACAAATATGTTGTATAATTTGCTCGTAAATAATCCCTATGTTACGTTTTTTGTTATGAACTTTGGCCATTATTGATCCTCATCTTCAAACATGTTATCATCTATAAGTATATCGTCATTTAAGCTATTAGATTCTGTCAAAACTTTATTTCTTTTAACACCAATGCTTAGTGCTTTAGACATATCGTCAAGTGACTTAGACATTCTGTAGTTTAGTTGCTTGTCAACAAATTTTTCAATTACAGGACTTTGTGGCATTACACCGTCCATCAAGTCGCTAGCTTTAATAACATCAGGTCCTTTTAGCGCACCCATATCTGTACTAACGTTTCTAATTGCAGTATCACCTAGTGGATCAATAGTATCAATCTGTATTTTATATTTTCCTCTTGTTTTGCCTTTTTTACCAGATGACTTTTCAGATACATTTGCACCTTTACCTATTTCTTTTTTTGCTTCGTCTGAAACTTCATCAATTTCTTCTAACAATGAGTCGTATTGATTTAGCTCATCTTCAGACATTAACTTTCCACTTTTCATTTCTCCAGCAAATAGTCCTTCTAGACCACCACCTGCATCGTCGCTTCCAGCAGCAGAATCACCTCCTGCATCACCTCCACCCATGTCGCTACCGAATCCTGTATCACCTCCTCCTCCTGCATCATCTTTATTTTCGTCGCCGAATAAAAATTGGTTGTCGTTAGGAAGCCTTACGTTTTCAAGTTCCATATCTCTTAACTTATCTTTTACTTTACCCTCTTCAATCTTATAAATATCATCATCATTAAGATCGAGAATATGTTTTCTAATCCACTCTCTATCAACAATGCCTTCAGGCGCCTGTGATGCGATTTCAAATTTAGTTCGAATTAGCTCCAGTTTTTGCTGTTGTGCAATACTTGATGGATTACTCAACGCTAGTTCAAAATCTAGCAAATCGTCTTCTGTGTAACCGTGTGTATATAGGTGAATCATTGCTATTTTATTGAGTTCAGAAATAATAGTCTTTTGTATTCTTTGAATTGTTCTGCTAAACCTGATGTCTTCTTGCGCTAAAGTTGCCTTTGCACCAATGTCCTCATCGTATCCTAAGTAAGCTTTAGGAATTTTAAGTGCAGCAAAAAGTTTCTTTTGAATATATTCAACATCTTCAATTGCAGTGGTATTTGATCCACCTGCTAGTGTATCGATTCTAGTTCCGCTCTCGCCACCTCGAACAGGCAAAAAGTAATCTTCGTCAACTGACAGGGGGTTGTATCTTAAATCAACTTGACCTGTCGACTTATCTACTACAGCATTTCTTTTAAGTGAAGTTTGTGCTTGTTCCAAATAATCAGCAACATTTTCTGGAGGTATATTACCTACATCAATGTAAAAAACACGTCTTTCTGGTGATCTAATTACTCTATAAACTAACATAGCATCTTCAATTAAAATTAATTGACGCCAAATTCTTCTAGCACCTTCTAAAACAGAAGATCCATAAGGCAGAAATGCATCATTACCAAGAAGTCTTAAGTGAGAAACTTGCCAGTTTTCTAAAACTCTATTTCCTTGTGTTACCCATCTAAATCTTACAGCACCAGGATCGTCTGGGTCAAAACCTTCTTCTCTTTCAATTTCTGCAATTGGAATTGGAAAGCAATTGATTACACCATACTCTGGATGTATGTCATTAAACAAAAAGAAGTCACCATATTTACATAGGTTTCTTGTCCACATTACAAGATTAAAGTCAATATTAAGAACATCATAAAAAAGTTCGTTTAATATTTGTTTAATCATTCTATTCTCAGAGTAGATGTGTAAAACTTGACCTTCAGCATCTGGTGAAACACATTCTTCTGCATAGATGTCTAATGCTGATGATATTTCTGGTGTTGCTTCCATTTCAGAGAAGTCAGAATACCTTGCCATTCTGTCATAAGATCCGTAAGCGCTAAGCGTTGAGTTATATACGTCACTATGCGCTTTTTTAAATAGTTCTAATGAAGATCTTCCGGCTCCTTTGCCTGAAAATTGTTTCACTCTTCTTCTTACTACAGGTCCTGATCTAAAAAGCGACGTCAGTTTTTTAAATAAATTTGATTCTTCAGCCATTCTACTTTCCTATTAACCACCGCAAGTCACCTAACGGATTTTTTTTGCTTATTTCATTTCCTCCAGAAAACTTACTTTCTGGCATTATTACAGGAACAAAAGGATTCATACCTTTTTGCCTGTTATTATTATAATATGGTGACATTATTGTATTATTTACGTTTGTATTGTTAACTTGCATCCCTTTTAATAATGCATCAGAATACTGGATTTGTGAAACATTATACGTTGAAGAATTGCTATCTGCTAGCCAGCAACCTATAGCAAGAGACATAACCAAGTCGTCGTTATAGCCTTTCATAGCAGCAACTTTTTTACCATTCCAAACAAATGTTTTTAACTCGGCATATAATCTTTGCGACCTAGTTTTAATTCTTCCGTTTCTTAAAGACTCTTCCAGATTTGCAAGTATTAACTCTCTGCTTTCTTTATTTGTATTAAAACCAGCTTTACCAATATTGTTGCCTTCTCCATACAAATAAGAATACTTTTCTTTTTCAGAAGAAAAATATATATTTTTATAAGCTAAATCAGCAAGCTTTGATAAAACTGAGTAGCCATATGCATTATTTTCTGGACATATTTGTGCATTATTGAATCTTTTGCCTATGTCATATATTAAAGAAGCAAAATGATCTGGTGTTATTTTGCCTTTAAATTCACATGCAATAGTTTGATTACTACAATTTATTACATGAAATGTAGAATAGTCTCCACTGTCACCTCTTGCGATATCAGCTGACAATATATAGTTGTTTCCTTCTATAGGGTATTCCCAATACCATACATTGTTATTAGGTCCGCTCTTTTCTATTGGTTGACACGTAAATATTCTTAAATTTTCTAAAACATCATTAGTAAGAAAAGTATCACCAGATGAAGCAAAGTCACACAAAAGTTCTTGCGCAACTTGCTTTTTAGACATATTTTTAGTTTCTCTCTCAAACCACTCATCATCTCTCTCCGGATGGACGTCCCACATTAATTTTATTGGGTTAAATTTGTTTTCTTTACGTTCAGCTTTAGTGTATATTTCATGATATTGTCCACCAACACCATTAGGCGTCGATAGCAATATTGCGCGTCCGCCTGTAGAAAGTGTAGGATATAAACCCGTCCAAAGCTCATCAAAGTTACGTACAAAAGCTGCCTCATCAACTATGAGTAAAGAAAGTGCTTCGGAACGTCCAGCATCTTCAGAAGTAGGAACAGCTTTAATTTGGGAACCATTAGAAAATTCAACTTGTTGTTTATTGTTTGCAGTAATTACTGGAACTAAAAGCCACGGAGGCATTGATTTTATATAAGTCTTTACTTTTCTTATAAAATTTTGTGCTACTGCTAATTTAGTAGCAATAATAAGAATATTTTTTTCTTTATAAAAAATTGCTTGCCAAACAGAATATGCAGCAACAAGTGTAGATAATCCTAACTGCCTAGACTTGAGAATAATATTAAATCTATTATCGTTAAATTCTTTTACACAATCATCCTGAAATGGAAAAGTTGCAAAAGGTATTAACCCTTTTATAGGATGCTGTATCTTCAAGTATTTGTTCATGAAGTAAACTGGATCTTTACCACACTTTATAATTTCAGCTACTTGAGACTGTCTAGACAACCTTTTAGCCATTACTTAACCTCGTAATTGACCACAAAAGAATA